ACCGCCAAGCCCAAGACTTGTTCTTGCTGTAGTTGCGTTTAGCCCAGTGCTGCCGCCATCCCAATACAAGCGCTCAGAATATGCAGTGTCCCAGTTGGTCTGCGATGCCGTGGTCGGGAGCGAATAACCTGCCGCAAAGGCAAGGGCAATGGTGCCGCTTGTCGTTACAGGCGAACCGGAAACGCTGAATCCGGTTGGCGCGGTGAGCGAAACACTAGTTACCGTGCCGCTACCGCCAGAACCCCCAGGCGGCTCAGCCCATGTTCCATCAGCACGAAGGAAGTTGGTAGTGCCGCCGCCACTTGCAGGAGCCAAACCGGCAAGCGCGCTAGTGAACAGCGGCAGCGTTACATCGTTACCTGTACTGCTGCTCAGCAGGCGTGTTGCAGTTTCATAGGCGAGGTTTGTAGCAACATTGACTTGCGCACCGGTTTCAATGCCGGCGAGTTTGGTTGCCTCTGCAGTGGTGAAGCCTTGATAGCCAGCGGCATAGCTCAGCGTGATAGTGCCAGCGGTTGTAATCGGTCCACCAGCTACGGCAAAACCAGCTGGTGCGTCAAGGTTGACGCTTGTTACGGTGCCTGTACCACTGACGGCGATCCATTCACCGTCATAGTCATCGTTACTAGCTTTCGCCAGCAATTGGCCGGTGATGCCACCAGCTGGAAATCCGACGCCTGCATCACCGGGATCACCTTTAGGGCCTTTTGTGACGATTTCAACAATCGCGTTGCTGCCTGATGCGGTCGTCATGCGGTGTACCCCTCCGATACATAAATGATACCCTCTAGGTAGTATTCTTTTAACCCGGAAGGATTGGTCAGCAGTACGTCATAAAAAACTTCATTAGGGAAGTCTGCCGTTTGGGTATTAGTGAACAATGCGTCAATTTCGCCATTAACCCGATCAACGTAAGTTATTGTAGCATCTGCAAATTTCGTGGTACGCGGCTGGTTCCATGCTTGCATCGCGACAGTCCAGCCAGTCAAATTGATTGCTGCGCCAGCGCTGTCCTTGAAACGCAATGTGATTGGGTGATCAGCTCTGCGTTGCAATGGAAAGTTAAATCGCCCCGGCTGTATCGCCATGATCAGCTCCGTTTGACAGCGATGTTGCCTGGTCCACTTATTCTAAGCCCAGTCAGGTAACGCTCAACCATTGGCGGGATGCGATCAGCACCAGTAGCGCCGTGCTGATTTGGTGTCACGTCGATGCTACCGATTTTGACGTTCTTGTAATCCTCCAGGCCTGACAGCCCAATGCCGTCTTTGTTGTTGTTCAGATAAACCGCAAGCGTGGCTTGAGCTTCCTTGATCTGTTGCGGGATCTCGGTATCCGTGAAATAGTCAGTGGTGACGCGGAACGGAAACCCAACCGCATAAGTGTTGATGTAGGTATCAGGTTTCCGTACACCAGTACGCGGCCACTGTAAAGCCTGAGTATCGGTAGCCCTTGCACCTAGATACCGCTCACGATCAAGCCGTTGCGTTGCGGTGTAAAGCGCACGATTCTTTTGATCTGTCGTAGCAGCGCCCCACGCCACGACATCATCGCTTTCCACCAGGCCATCGATGATGGCTTGCGCGTCACTCAGCGTCAGGTACGTATTTGCGTCGGCTGCGTTTGGTGTTGCCACTAGCACGATCGCCATTAGTTGAATCCTCTTGTGTCACGGTTGGTAAAGAGGCCGCTGCCTTAGCAGCAGCCTCACGTTCCCGCAGTCGCCGGAATCCAAACATTCCCATCAGTGGGTGCCGCTGGGCATGGAGTACACAGTAACAGTCTCAGAACCGCTTGCGATAGCGGTAACGCGACCGATGAACTCACGCGTAGATGCAGCAGCAGCAGTGTTGGTGTTGTCTGCATCAAGCGTCACGCCGGTGCCGCCGACAAGGGTCATGGCATGAGTAGCAGCAGCTTGGTTCCGCAGGATGATGCGGAACGTAGTGCCAACACGCACACCGGAGCCGAGTTCAGCGACGATCGCAGCTGCCGTAGCAGTGGTCACGTTGCGGCCAGCGGTAGGGGTCATCACCACCAGACTATTGACCGACTGGGCGGCGGTCAGAGTGGTGGCCTCATCGGAGGCAGCAACCAGCTCAATGCTGGCATTCATGCGGTCAAAGACCGGTTGCTCCAGTTCAAAAATGGATGCCATTGTTAGTTACCTCAGTCAAAGTTGGAGACGTTAGTGGCGCGCACGATGCCGATATTCTTCAGCTCGTACACTTTGCTCCAGTTACCAACAGTGGCCAGCGCGGTGCGATCTGGGTTGATGGTAGCGCTGGTCCAGCGTGCGCCAACCGGGTGGTAGACGTAATGCAGATCGATCGACATGGCATCGCTCTTAGCGAGGATGTCACGATCGGTTTCGGTTTGCATCATCAGCTGCTCACCAGAAGCAACAGCGCCGTTGGTGAAGAAGTAAGTGGCGTATTCGGTGGAAGCACCGGAACCAGTTACGTTCACGTCATCGGAAACGATCACGCGCAGACCCATGAAGGTCGGAACGGAAACATTACCGAAGGCGTTCTGGATGCTGCCAGCGAAAGCGTCCTCAGCGGTGCCGAGAGCAGTTTGGCGAGCTTCACCAGCGGTCACGTAGTCAATGGCGCGACGCTCAACGAGGTCGTAGTAGACCTTGGAGTGCATTGCCACAGCAGTCAGCTTGTCGCCTTGATCGCCAAGGATGGCGCGGGCTTGAGCGACGTGACGGGGAGACAGCGCAGTAGGGGTGTCACCGCTTTCGGAATCGATGCAGAGATCGAAGAAAGCAGAGCTGCTGGTGTTGGCGTTCAGCGAACCGAACACACCGCCGAGGCAGGACAGCAGATCCTTCTGGCGTTGATTGGAGACATACGCAGCAACCTTGGCGCCGATAGCAGCCATGGGGTCGGAACCAGCAGCCAGAGCCGCAAGGTCACGAGCCTCAAAAGCACGACCGCGATGCAGGATCACGCCGACTTGCTTATCGGCTTCGATCTTGCCAGGCGTCAGGCTGGAGCTGTCAGACAGCACCTCGAAATCACCGGAAAGGTTTGCTTTCCAGAAAGGCACTTGGATGGTGTCACCACCTTCAGTGGCATTGAGTTCTGCCATCGGTTGCACCACACCGCTAGCCAGGAAGGCATCACGTTGAGTGGTTTGCTCGATGACGTAAGGGGTAAAAATCTCGGGGACAATGATGTCCGATCGAAGAGTAGCCATGGTTAATGGTTCTCAGGATTAACAAAGCGGGCGCAGCCCATATCCCCAGCGCAGCCGGTTGCTTAAATCTTAGCAGCTGCTTTGAGCCTGTCGTACAGATCACGATCCGTGCGGAACAGTCGTGATTGTTCAGTCAGGTTGAAGGTTTCCTTGGCGAATGGGTTTTTAATGCCCGGCGGGATCTCACCTGATGGTTTGCTGCCGATCGGCGCACCACTGCCCTGCGGCTTGGGTGCTTTCTGCATCCATGCCGGCAACGTTGCCTTCGCCCATTCAGTGACGGGTGTCCGCTGGTATCCATTCACGACGACAACGGTACCGTCCGCTTCGCGTTCGATCTGGTTGCTGTCGAGTTTGGTTTTGAGTACCAGGTCGGGATCATGCACGATGTCGGCCAGGGCTGATACCGCAGGCGTCAGCAGCTCTAGTTCGCGGACCTTGGCTTCGAGTTCTGCGATGCGTTGGTCCTTTTGCGATGCCTCCTCACGGAACTGCTGCTCCAGAGCCTGTCGTGCTTCTTCATATTTTCCTTGCGATTCAAGCTGCTGTTGCTCATGGCTGCGCTTGAAGTCAAGGAGTTCTTTGATGTCCACTCCATCAGGCAACGTCTCCGCCATCTTTTCGTATTTGCGGAGTTTACGCTTTTCGTCTGCAAGCTCCTGGTTTTTGCGTTCCAGATTCTGGATGCTGCGTTGCAATGCGTCGATGTCAGTTGATGGCGGTGTGGGCGGTGTTGCTACAGGAGCCGCAGGCTGCTCTGTAGTGGGCTGTGTGTTTTCTTCAGACATTGATAACCCGCAGGGTTAAGTGCAATCCATATTAACTACTTTCGCCTCGGCGCTGGCCTTAGCTGCGATTTGGTTTTGATCACAGCATTCCCGGTGGATTCAGATTTGATCCGCACGATCGGGTCATCATCGCTGCCGACTCGCGTTACGGTGCCGCCTGTCGGTGACTTGATCGTTGCGCGTTTGCCGCCGATACTGGTCACAGTGCCATAGGTGCGTTTGCCTTGATAGGTCCAGCTCACCCGATCGCCGCGTTTCATTTCTTTTTGCCTCCCTTTTTACCCATAGGTTTCTGCGGCTTCTTCGGGCCTTTCATGTAACCAAGCATGACGCAATAGCAGCTACCGACAGTCTACCGTCGGCGTTTTGCAGGTTTGCGTTTGCTTGTCATCCCCGCCTGTGAGTAAGCAATAGCAGCTGCCTGCTGCCTGCTGTAGCCTTCTTTGATTAGCTTGCGGATGTTTTGCGAAATCGTTAGCTGAGACTTACCTTTTCGGAGTGGCACCGTAACGTCTCCGCAGCTGATCCAATGTTAGCTCTCGGCCATCCTCGCGGACGAGTTTTGCCATCGCATCACGGGCGCCGTGTTTACGGGCCAGCATCCTGAAATATGGCGCTTTGCTGCCGAGCACTTCCTCTTGACGTTTTTTGCCTTGCTGCAGCAACCACTGGCCGTAACTGGTATCAGAATCAACCATTCCGCCTTTGGCTGCACGTTTACCGGGCCGCGGCGGATCAAACCCAAGCCCTTCGTAATCGATGACGGGGACTGTCGTTGAGCGGCATGAAAAATGCTGGGGCGGTGTTGGGCCTTTGCCATATTCAAACTCACGACCATCATTAGCGCGGCAGATTGCAGTTGTGCGGCTGTCAAGTGTTGCGACGTATCTGTACTTTTTGGTGATGTCTCGATTCGCTTCATACACCTGTTGGCTGGCAGCATTTGCCACTTGATTGATGCTTGTGCGGACAATGCTAGTTACTTGGTGGCCCGCCATTTTGGTTGCTTCACCGCCGGATAATGCAAGCTGTTTGATTGTCTTTGCTTCTTCGCCGAACTCCAACGTGCCACGCAGTTTGCGTGATAGCTCCTGCGTTGTCTCACCCGTCAGCAATGCCTGCCGGACGCTGCTACTGAAC